CGAAGGCGTTTCGCAAATGGGTGACACAGGAAGTGTTGCCAGCGATCCGGACGACGGGGCGGTATTCGGTGGCGAATGACGAACCGGATTTCAGCGCGCCGGAGACGCCGGATCAGTTCGACGTGCTGCGGGTCAAGCTGCAACTGGTGCGCGAGGCGCGGCATGCGTTCGGGCTGAAAGGTGCGCGCAAGGCGTGGTCGCATTGCGGTTTGCCGGAGCTGATGAGTGAGCCGGAGCATGAATTGATGCCGATCGGGGTACTGGCCGATCTGCATCGGTCGATCGCGGAATGGATGGAGGCTCGAACCGAAGCAGTGCCCGGTCATCGAGAATGGTCGAGCGATCTGTATGACGATTATGTCCGGTGGTGCCGAGGGCAGGATATGAGCGCGAGCGCAATCGAAACCCAAGTGGTGTTCGGGCGGATGCTGACGCAATGCGGCGTGGCAGCCAAACGCAGCGGGCGCGTGCTTCGGATCGGTTTGCGGTTGGTGCGGTAGGCAGGTGACATAGTCTGGCGGCGCCGATAGCATGCCGCCATGACAAAGGTGCATTTGATCTTGTCGCATGCGGTTACGGCGGTTGTCGCCGTGGGTGTGACGGTGGCCGCATATCATTATGCGTATAATCGGGAATTGCAGGCGGCGCTGAACCGCTTCGAACTCGGTATGCCTGATAAGTGCGAGGCGGCGACCGACGTTGCTTATGCATATGCCAGCGCAGGTGACACAGAGAAGTACCGGCACTGGCATTCACGAGCGTCTGGATTTTGCTCGTACAGAAAGGCGGCGTTCGGCTATTGAAGATGACAAGGCGCGGGTGCGGCGGTAGCATACGGCCATGCGCAAGCCATATGCCCTGTTGTCTGTCGCCGTTGCCGCGCTGGTGGTGGTCGCCGGAACCTCGCTTTACTGGGCGTTCGGCGTCAATCACGAGGCGAGGGCGGCGGTGAACCGGTTTAACCTCGCTTCGGGCGTCGATGACAAATGCGATGCCGCCACGGACGCGGCGCGCGCTTATGCAAGCGCGGGCGACGAGAAGAATTACAACGAATGGGAATATAAGGCGGGAATGCTGTGCCTGTCAGCCTACACGCTGCGGGGCGCGCGTTATTAGGGCGCCATTATCGAACTTCTAATAGCCAGCGTCCTTCGGGGCGCTTTTTTTATGCCCGGAGGCCTGCATGCGGATGAAGATCGATGCGCGCGGGTTGAAAGAGCTTGATCGTGAGCTGGAAGCGATGGGGCGCGAGGTTTCGACGAAGATCGGCGCAAAGGCGCTGCGCGCTTCGGCGGACATGTTGCAAGCGGCGTGGCAGATGGCCGCGCCCTATAACCCCGACCAAAGCAAGGCATCGCTCACCTATGGTCACGCGCGGGAGAATATCCGGGTCGGGCGGGTGCGCCCGCGCAAGGAAACTGCGATCGTTTTCAAGGTCACGACCGGCGATGCGTTCTGGATGTTCTTTTACGAAAAGGGAACGGTGACGCAGCCCGCGCGGCCATGGGCAAGGCCCACGGTCGAGCGAATGAAGCAGCAATTCATCAATGTGCAGGTCGATGTGCTGCGCGCCGGGATCGAGGCGCAGCGCAAAAAGGCCGAGCGGGCGGCGCGCCGGGGCAAGCCGGTGCTGAACAACGGAAGGAATGGGTAAATGTCGACGCTTGCCAATCTGACGACCTATTTCAGCGGCGAAAGTGCCTCGTTTCTTTCCGCTGTCAGCCAGACGCGCGGCGGATTGAAATCGCTGATCGGGCAACTCGACCCGGCATCCGCCGCGACCGATCGGTTCAACCGTCAGCAGCAATTGCTGGATAACGGCCTGAATCGCGGCAAAATCACGATCGAGCAGCATGGTGTACTGATGGGGCGGCTGCGTCAGCGTTACGAAGAGAATATGCAGTCGCTGAACCGCGTCACCACGACGAACGGATCAGCGCGCGCGGGGATGCAGCAGCTTTCCTATCAGCTTGGCGATGTGGCGACGCAGTTTTCGATGGGCCAGCGTCCGATGATGATCTTCGCTCAGCAGGGAAGTCAGGTCATTCAGGCGCTGCAATTGATGACGAACAAGACGACGGGCTTGCTCGGTTTTCTGGGCGGCCCTTGGGGCGTTGCGCTGAGCGCCGCTGCGGTCGCGGTGACGCCGTTCATCAGCAAGCTGTTCGAAGCCGGTAATGCGGCGGACGACCTGAAAAAGAAGTCGCTGGACGCCATGGCCGCGCTGAGCGCTTCGACGATGGCGGCCGACCAGTATCAGGACGCGATCAAGGATAATACCAAACAGTATTACAACTCGATGGGTAGGGTCGCCAAGGCGAACCGCGAAATCGCCACGACCCAAAGCCTGATTGAGCGGATATCGCGATCCGCCGGGCAGGGCAGCGATGTCACGCTTCAACGACTGACCGCGCGGATGAAGGAATTGCAGGCCGAGCGGCAGGCGGCACAAGATGCCCGCGACCAGGCGCAGAATAGAATCGAGCATGCGCTGAGCCAAGCCCAAGCTAAGGCAATGCAGGATCGCGCGCGTGCGCGGTTGCAGGGACTGGGCGACACCGGATCGTCCGGCAGCGGTGGCGGCGCTGCTGGCAGTTCAGGCGCGCGGGCGGTGTCCCGCGCCGCATCGGTGGCGCGCGGCGCTTCCACGGCACTTGAGCCGTTAAAGAACCAAGTCGATCAGATCATGGACCGGCTGTTTCCCGAAGAGGCGCGGTTCAACAAGTTCCGGGAGGAACTGGCGAAGCTGCAAATGTCGGTGAAGGCGGGCGACCTGATGCCGGGCCTGTACGAGCAGGCGGCGGCGCGGTTGCGGGGTGAGCTGACAGGACAGAGCGATTCGGTCGAAAAGGTCATTTCCGAAGGTTTGCAGGTCGACATTCTGAAGGATGTGAAATCGCTGCCCGACCAGATCAAAGATGAATGGGGCCGCGTTAAGGCGGCGAACGACAATCTGGGCGACAGCTTTGCCACGATGTCGCGCAACGTCACCAGTTCGCTTCAGGGGCTGGTGAACAGCATCCGGTCGGGGGACTGGCTGAGTTCGCTGCAGGGCGTGATCGATCTGATCGCGCAGCTTGGTTCGACTGGTATTTTCGGGCAGTCGTTTGCCGCGAGCATGGGATCGTTTCGCAGCTTTGGCGGCGGGCGCGAGATCGGTGGCGATGTGATGCCGATGACCGATTATCTGGTCGGCGAGAGCGGGCCGGAGATCCTGCGCATGGGGCGGCATGGCGGTTCGATCGTTCCGAATGACCAGATTGGCGGCGGCACGGTGCAGATCGTTCCGTCGCCATATTTCGATGCGGTGGTCGATGGCCGGGCGGCGCGGGTGGCATCGCCGATCGCTCAGGAGGCGGTGAATCAGAACAACGGCGCGCAGGCGCGGCGGGCCAACCGGAGGTTTGCGGGATGATCGACCTCACCGCCGCGAAGCAGCGCGCCGCCAAGCCGACCTTTATCGATTATGCGGCGGACCTTACCCCGTTTCTGGGCGGGCCAGTGCAGACGATCCGGCGCATCGGCAAGCGCCATTCCATCATGATCACCATGCCGCCGATGGAATATGAGCCGGATGGTCGGCGGTGGATAACGCGGATCGTGGATGCGAAGCAGGAGGACGGGAAAGTCGTATTCCCGCAGCCCGGCTTCGACATTGGCGCACCGGGCGCGCCAACGGTGGCGAGCGAGACGGTGGGCGGCATGTCGTTGCCGATCACCGGCGGCACGCCGCATTACGCGATCCGGGAGGGGCAGGCGTTGCATGTCGAGAGCGCGGGACGCAGCTATTTCTACATGGCGCGCGCGCAGACCATTCTGGACGCCAGCGGCGCGGGTGTGGTGGCGCTGAACGTGCCGCTGCGCAAGGTCGCATCGCCGGGGGACAAGGTTGAGCTTGCGCGGCCTGTGGTGGCGGGTCAGATCGAAGACAATAACTGGTCGGTGGATATCGATGCGAACGAGCCGATCGTGTTGTCGTTCACGGTGAAGGAGCGCGCATGATGAAGCTAGAAGCGAAACTGGTAGATGCCGCAAGCGTCGGTGGCGGCAAGGCTATCGTCCTTCATGATGAGCAAGGGAACGCGCTGCCGGGGCAGATCGGTTCGACCGTCACTTCCCATGTTGGAGAGCATTCGACCGTGACGGTGACGTTCGAGGTCGATGGCAAGAATGTCGTTCTGAAATGACCGTCCTGTCTCCGGCGCTCGACGCCGAACTCGCCAAGGATCGGGTTACGATCTTCGGCGCGGTGGAGTTGCGTCTGGCGGTGAAGACGATCCGCCTGCTCGACGGGTCGGCGACCATGGACCTGCCCGCCGGGCGGTTTGAGGGCGGCGATCCCGATTATGGCGTGATCGACAGCATCGACGAATATTCGGACGGGACCGGGGACGAAGCGCCGGGGTTCGTCTTCACGATGCTGCCGCCCAGCTGGGAGGCGGCGTTGGCGCTGTCGCTGCCGAGCGATCAGGGCGCGCCGGTTCGGTTCTGGCTTGGCGCGCGCGATGACCTGACCGGGACAGTGGTGGGCGAGCCGCTGTTGCTTGCCGGTGCAGAGGTTGACCTGGGCACGCTGAATATCGGGCCGGGTGAGCATTCGGTCGAGATTCAATGTGTATCGGGCATGGAACGCTTTTTCGACGATGAGGAAGGGCTGGACCTGTCGCCCGAATCGCACAAGTCGTTCTGGCCCGGCGAGTTGGGGTGTGATCATGCAACGGGCGTTGCCGACACGGTATATTGGGGGCAGTCGCAGCCGAGCGGGGTGACGCGGTGAACCTGCTGCAGCGGCGCGACGCGACACAGGCCACGCTCGACTGGTTCGCGGCGCGTCCGTTCGATTGGGGGCGTTCGGCGACGTGTGTGCACATGGTGCGCCGGCACCTGCGCGCGATGGGGCACAAGGTGCCGCCGATGCCGCGCTTTCGCTCCGCGCTGGGCGCGCGCAAGGCGCTGGAAGCCAAGGGCTGGGACAGCCTGACCGCGATGATGGACAGCGTGTTGCCGGGGATCGCGCCCGCCGAGGCGCTGGTCGGTGATGTGGTCGAGATGCCGGGGGAGAGCGAAGCTTTCTCGGCGCTATGTGTGGTGGTCGGCAATGGCCGGGTGATGGGATATTTCGAAGGGGAGGCGGGATTGGCAGTGTTGCAGCCCGTCGCGTCCCCTGTCCGGGCATGGCGAGCCTGATATGAAGGTGGCGCGCATCGCAGCCGTGGCGATTTCGATCGCCGCCGCGATCCCCACTGGCGGCACAACGCTGCTGGGTGCTGCGCTCTGGTCGACAGGCGCAGTCGGCATCGGCGCGGCGGCTGCTGTGGGCGCGGGCGTGGCGGCGGCGGCGAATATCGGCGCCGGTTTGCTGGCAAAAAAGCCGAGCCTCGGCTCTTCGGGATCGCAAACGCAATGGAAGGCGGATCCGGGCGCGGCGATCCCGATCAAGATCGGTCGGACGGGCGGCGGCGGCGAAATCCGGTATCGCAAGGGCAGTGGTGCAGCCGACAATAACGAATATCAGACGCTCACCACGGTACTTTCGCTGGGACCATGTGCGGCGATCGAGGCAAGTTATGCCGACAAGAACCGGCTGAACCTGACCGGGACGGCAGCGGGCGCGCCCTATTCGAACTGGATGTGGGAAGACCGCCAGCTTGGGCTCTGCCCGGAAGCCACGGCGCTGAATACTGGTGTCGGGAACAAGCCCGGATGGACGGCGGCGCATAAGCTGTCGGGGCTGTGCGCGGTGCAGAACACGCTTCGCTATGACGCGAAGGGCAAGGGCACCTTCATGACCGAGCCACAGATGCTGTGGGTCGGGCGGTGGGTGCTTTGCTATGATCCGCGAAAGGACAGCGCGTATCCCGGCGGGTCGGGTCCGCAGCGGATCAATGATCGGAGCACATGGGCGTGGTCGAACAATCCTCCTGTCGTTGGGCTGACCTATGCGATCGGATGGTTCCAGAACGGCAAGCGGCGCGGCGGTGTCGGCATGCCGATCGACGATATTGATATCGCCAGCGCGGTCGAATGCGCGAACATCTGCGATCTGAACGGATGGACGATCGGCGGCGAGATTTCGACGGGGGACAATAAGTGGTCGGCGTTGAAAGCGATCCTGCAGGCGGGCGGGTGCGAACCGATCCGCGACGGGGCAACACTGTCGTTCATCATTCAGGCACCGCGCGTATCGATCGCCAGCGTCGGTGCGGGCGATCTGGTCGGCAAGGCGTCGGTGCCGCGTTCGCGTCCGCGCAAAGAGCGGATCAACGGGATCATCCCGAAATATCGCAGTGAAGCGCATTGGTGGGAGCAAGTCACCGGGTCGGTCGCGCGTATCGCAGAACATGTCGCGGCGGACGGGGCTACGCGCACGAAGACGGTCGAATACCCGCTGGTGCAGGTAGAGACCGGGCAGGACACGGCGCAGCCGACCCAGCTTGCCGGGTATGATGTCGAGTTGTCGCGCGAGCGGATGCCGATCGTCCTGCCGCTGAAAACACGGTGGATTGGGTATCGCACCGGGGATTGCATCGATTGCCCGGTGGAGGAACTTGGGCTGGACGATGTGCAGTTGATCATCGTCAAGAGGTCGCTGGATGCGGCGACGGGCATGGTGACGCTTACGTGCCGCACCGAGGATCCGGGCAAGCATGCGCGGGTGTTCGCGCTGACCGGCGATTTGCCGCCGGTGACGACGTTCGAGCGACCGATCTATCCCGGCGTGTATTCGACCGACCGCGCTGCGCAGGAATCGCTTGCGATCGCAAATAGCTGGCCGGTCGGTATGACGATCGAGGCGGCGGATACGGGCACTATCACGATCAGCGACCATGTGCGGCGGTATCCGGACGGGTTTCCGGATGTGGCAGTTACCGGCGCGGTGCTGGATACCGGGCTGGCGGCGGGCGAGTTCCGGGCGATCTACTATGACGATTTCGACCGCGCGGGCGGTGCTGTGGCCTATGGGCTGACTGCCGACGACAATGACGCGCGCGTGTCATCGGCGCATCCGGGGCGACATTATGTAGGCTATGCCACCATCCCGACGGCAGGCAGCCCGCCGTCCGGCGGTGGTGGGGCGTCGCCACCGGGCGGGTCTACGCCGTGCGTGGTGGCTGATACCCCGATCCTGTTCGCGGATGGTGAGCGACCCGGCGCGACGATAGCGGTGGGAGATCGGTGCTACACGCGGCACGAATTCCGGCTGTCCGAGATCAATGGTGGGTGGGGGCTGTTCCCGGTCGAGGCGGTGCTGATCACCGACAGCGCCGATATCTGGGATGCAACGATCGGCGGGAAATATGTCTGCGGGACTGGCCCGCACCGCGTGTGGCCGGGTTCGTGGCAGCGGCTCGATGCGATCGGGCGTGCTCTTTCCGACGACGAGAAGCGCGCAATGCGCCATCGGATCGCCGATATGTTCGGGCCTGATGGCGGCGGTGAAGCTTGGCGGCGCTGGTATGCCGAGGAATATATGATCGACCCGGACAAGGCGGCGGTGCCGGTGGTCAAGGTGACCGTGACCGACGCGCATACCTATGTCTCGAACGGCGTGCTGTCGCACAATATCAAGCAAATTACCGACAATTAAGCGGAGAATAACCGATGGCTTTGGCTGCACGCCTGCCGCTTGCGGCATGGCGCTATGAACTGTGCGTCCGCACGATCCGCATTGTCGGGCTCGATCTGACCGATTGGGCAGCGGCAGGAAAAGTGCGTGCGCAGGTGCGCCTGCGGCCCGATACGCCCGGCGCGGCGCTGATCGACCTGACTACGGTTACCACGGCATCGGCGGAAGGCATCAAGCTGGAGAATGTAGAGGTAGCGGGAGGTGTCCCAACCTCTGTGCTGACGCTGCGAATCAACAAGACGACGATGGAGTCGTTGCCATATTCCGGTGAGATCGGCGATGACAGCCAGTTCTGGTGGGCGCTTCAGCTAAATGGAGTCACTCGCAACTTTGCTGAGTTCTGGGCGCTCGCCAACGTTATGGATAGCAGCGGCGCACCTCTCGACCGGCCATCATCTTATGGCTCCCGAACCAGCGCTCCAGCAGCATGGTCGGCGGCGTCTCTTACCTTTTCCGATCAGACTATTTCGGTGTCGATCGACGGTGCCGATGTGTTGTCATATTTTGCAGCGCAGGCCGAAGGGTTCCGCGACGATGCTTCCGACAGCGCGACCGCTGCCGCCCAAGCACGCGATATTGCCCAAGCCGCTGTTGGCGTGGATTATCCTGATGAGGCCACAGCTCTGGCCAGCGCGTCAAATGGTGAGCGTTTCACCTATTGGTCTGGCGATGATATTATCTATGCCAAAATGGCAGGTGGCGTGATCGTGCCGCTTCTTGGCCCTTGGTTTTCATCCGACAAAATTCGCGGCCTGCCCGTGTTGGCGACTGATCGCGGTCTTAAGGGTGACGGGGTAACAGACGATCAAGCTGCGATGACGGCCCTGTTGGCCGACCCCACGGCCAAAGTCATTCGTTTCCCCCCCGGCGTCTATCGCGCCTATCTCGCCAACAGCAGAAGCAATCGCACTTTCATTTTTGATGAAGGTGCGATCATCGACGGCACGATACACCTTGCCACCGGTGGCGGCCCTGATGCCACCGGCCCCGAAGGAACCCCGATCACTTGGTGCGAAAACGTGCTGGTCATCGGCACAGTTTGCTCGACGGTGCGCATCGGCACTTATTATTGCCGAAGAGTGCACGTCCCAAAGATGCGCATCACTGGGGTCAATCCTGCTTATGCCAACCAAACCGCAGAGGGTGGAACGAACGGCGTCCATCTCTATGTCGGCACGAAGGACACCTTCGTCGGTGAGATCATAATCGAGAGTGCGACTGACGGCGTTTATGCCCTCGGGATCGACATCGCCAATACCGCTCGTGCCGGTGGCGATTACGCGCCCGAAAACATCTCGATCGGACGTGTGGTGGTGCGCAATAATACGCAGTCGATCCTTTCAACGAACGGCACCATCGGTCTAACAATTGGGGAAATCGACGCCGATAGCTGGGACACATACAATGCCATGTCATTGACTGCGGATACTGATTTGCGCATCGGCAAGATCACAGCTGCCGGTTCGCCGATAACCCCGAATAGGGACGGCATTTACGTGCTGAACGGCTTTTCGGCGAGCTTCGGCGATATCGATATTGTTGGCTCCACACAAATTGGCGTCCGTACCTTTAATTGTGGTCGTGTCGATGTTGATGTGATCCGGTCAAGCGGCAACGCGCTGGATCAGGTCCGCATCGAAAGCCCCGGCGTTATCGGGCGCATCGAAACCAGTGACGGCGGGACTGGCCTTGGCGTCAACATTCTGGGCAATGCGAACGGCCTACAGGTACGCAGCATCAGCGACGACGCAGGCGGCGTCACCGTCACCGCAGACGATGTTGTGGTGAACAGGTTGGTGTCGAAAAACAATCTGGCGGCGGGGAAATACGGCCTGTTCCTCAGTGGCGCTGACCGCTTTGTGAATGACTACCTACTGGTCGATAATAACGCGCAGGGCCTGCGCATGACCAACGTGGCCGATCCCACGTTCGGAGATATGTTCATCCGCAACAACACCAGTGGCATCATCGGCAGCGCCGTCACCGGACTGGCCTACCGCACCGTTTCCTACAGCGGCAACGGCACCGACACGAACCTCACGCTCAACACCGTCCCTGGCTTCAAGGGCTCGCTGGTTCGTCAGTCAGTCGCCAGTCTCGGTGACGCCGATGTCGCACTCACGGTTGGCTCGTCGGCTGTCACTCAGGTGTGCGCGACCAGTCTGACGTCAAACCGCACTGTGACACTTCCGACCACTGGCGTCCGAAATGGAGACAAGTTCCGCATTTGCCGCACGGCAGCGTCGGGCGGCTCCTTCACCCTCGGCGTGACGGCTATTGGGGGACTTGGCACCGTCAACCTCGCGACAGGTCAGTGGCTTGAGGTCGAGTATGTGTCGGGCTGGCAGATGACTGCAAAGGGATCGTTGGTATGAGCGATACCCTGCGAAATGCATAACCATATGGAAACAATGCACAAGGGGAGGCAGGCGATGTCGCCATGGTTAGAGGCGGCGTTCGCCAAATATGGCTGGATCTGGATCGGGCTTTCGTTTGGGTTCCTTGCCAAATATGCGCTGCTGATCAAGCGTGGAATCAGGGTTAAGGCGCGGCTGATCATTGCCGACCTGCTGTTGCTGCCGATGGTCGCCCTGATCGCCTACACGGCGGCGGCGCGAGCGGGGCTGCAGGGGGCCGACGCGGCGATGGTTTCCGCGTTCAGCACGGTTGGCATGGATCGCCTCGTCAAGCTGCTGACCGAACGGTTCTGGATGAAGGTCGAGGCTGTGACGCTGCGCGAGGTTGCGCGTGACGTGGTCGAGGCGCGCGGCGAGTTCCGGCAGGTCGACCAGATGCGGCGAAGCGCTGAGACGGCGGCGGGATCGCGCGCGAATGACGGCGACGACCATGAAGGGCGATATGTCCACCGGATAGGTCCGGCGCAGGACTGACCAACAAGCGGCCACGGGCCGCTTTTTTTATGGAGCAATGAGATGGATATCCGCGACCTTCAGGGGCGGTTGGTGGCGCTCGGCTATGATCTGGGCACCAGCGGCCTCGCGGGCGACGGCGTTGATGGCCTCTATGGTTCGAAGACGCGCAACGCGATCATGCTTGCGATGACCGACGGGCCGGACTGGAAGTTGACTGACCTCGATGTCGAGGATGCGGCCGACCGGCTCGGCGTCGATCCGGCAAAGGTCTGGACGGTCTGGGATGTCGAGGCAACGGCAACGCCGTTCATCGACGGCCGCCCGACTATCCTTTTCGAGCCGCACCGATTCAGCCGGGCGACCGATCACCGGTTCGACAAGTCGCATCCGCATATCAGCTCGCGCAAATGGAACCGCGCGCTGTATCCGGGATCGCAGGCGGGGCGCTGGCAGCAATTGCTGGAAGCGGTTGGCCTTGATGTCGATGCCGGGTTCGCGAGCGCGAGCTATGGCGGGTTCCAGATCCTCGGCGAGAATTACGAGGTGTGTGGCGCGTGGTCGCCCTGGGCCTTTGCGTGGAAGCAGGCCCAGACGCAGGCGGACCAGCTGGAGGCGTTCATCTTATTCGTCCTCGGCAACGGTCTCGCCGGTGCGCTTCGGCGCGGCGACTGGGCGGCGTTCGCTCGCGGCTATAACGGCAGCGCCTTTCGCGCCAATCGGTATGACGAGCGGCTTGCCGATGCTTATGCGCGCAGGCGGGCGGCATGAAGGATCATACCCGCGACCTGCCACGCATGGCGCTTTCGGCAATCATCGTCCTTTATTTCGGATATGCGCTGGTGTCCCACTGGTCGAACGGCCTTGAGGAAACGCTCAAAAACATGGTGCTGATCGTCGCCGGCTTCTGGCTGGGTTCGGCGCAGGACCGCGATAAGGCGGATGCTGGCGCGACCGGCCGCCCCGGTGATCCTGTGCATACCACGGAGGAGCGCGACAATGCTTAGCGCGTGGCTCGCCAAAACCTCGTCTCGCATCATCCTCGTGGTGGTCGCGGTGGCGCTGGTCGCCGCCATGTTCGGCCTGTGGAGCTGGCAGCGCCAGCGGGGCGCGAAGACCGAGGCCAAGGTTGCCAAGGGGCAGTCCGGTGCCGCGATGCAGAGCGGGGCCGATGCCGTCGACACGATCGGCAATGCGCAGGCGCGAGAAACCTCAATCGACCGAACCGTAAAGGATGGAAGTGATGCGATCGATGCTGCCCCTGCGGGCGATAGCAATGATGCTGCCCTGCGCGCTGCTTGCGGCATGCGGAGTTACCGTGATCAGCCCGCCTGCGCTGCGCTGCACCGACCTGCTGCCGAGTAGATGGGAGGAGGGTGTTGAGCCCGCGCCCCTGCCGGAGGGCATGAAGCTGCCCGATGGGCATGACGACGCGCGCCCGTGGCAGCGCGGCTTTGTCGAGCAGACCGGGCAGCTCGAAAAAGCGAACGGCCGATATTCCGACGCGACCGGAATCGTGAAGCGGTGCGAGGCGCGAAACGTCGAAGCGGTCGAGGCCGCGAAACCGAGCTTCCTGGGTATTTTCTGAAAGGGCGAAGGCATGGCGAG